GTCGAGGCGGAAATGACAATGTAAATGTAGGAAATTTTGTTCCAGATGGCCGTCGTGGCGATTTTGATGATGATGAGCTTGGTGCTGTAGGAGATTTTGATAAAGATGGAGCTGGTTTTGGAAAAGGTACAATGCCTGGAGTCGGCAAGGGAGCTGAGGTTTATGCTTACAATTTCCCTTCACAAGGTGTTGGTGCAGGTATAGGTAGTCCTGCAGTTGGTGCTGCCGCTGGATTTGCCGGACTTGGAGCCGGTATTGGACAAGCGGTTATGGACGGTCAAGCAGTTCCTGCACTTGGTGGAATAGGGACATATTCTACGCCGACTGAAAGTGGAAGTTCCCCAAAGAATACTTCCGGCTCAGTCATTATGGTTGCTCCCGGAGTTGCTGGAGGTGTTGCAGGCTTAGTCGGTGGAGCTGGAGCGGGGGCAGCGGCAGGCTTGTCTTCAGCTAGAGCTTCTCTCCCGATAACTAAAGTTGGTGATATAGGTTATGGCGCAGGAACAGGAAGTAGCTATAACGAGGCAAACTACGACCACTTACCAAAAGACGGCAATCTTTATATCATGATGCATGTAGACGGAAGTGGCTCAATTTTAAGCACAAGAAAAGCATTGGGAGAAATGAAAGATACTCTTCTTAAAAATGCCCTACTTCCCTACTACAAAAATGACGAAGATCTTTACAACAGGAGGGTATTGATCGTCGACGGAAAAGGAGAGAGAACTCTTAAATTCTTTGCAGACGCGACAAAGAAAGAAAATGTGCTAGCTCTCGTATTTCAAGATGAAGCTCAACCTGCCTATCACCTTCCTAATTTCAATCGCAAACCAGAAGATCACTACATGGATGACTTGAAAGACCTTAAGGAAGGTTTAAATGGATACGGCGGACTTTACAGAGGAATTATGTTCCAAGTAGACCGTGGTAAGACATTCGCTAAATCATTTAAGGAATTTGTTGAGAATGCTTGGAGAGGTGATGGATATTTATCTGGAGCGGGTGAAAACTTAAAGCCATACTATTGGCAAGAAAATAGCGACAATATTCGCAACCGAGACGGGATCGTCTTCAGCGATGAATATCACGTTAATTCAGAAGGGGATCCAGCTTATTATATGAATCTCATTATAAATGCTTCTCAAAAAATCGGGCTAGACTTAAAACGCTACAACGGAGAAAAGCAAGATAGCTTAAGATAACATTAAAAAGTTATTTACAATATCTGTTTTGCATTGACAGATTAACAAAAAAATGATAATATAGTTGTCATAAATATGAATATAAAAGTAAAAAAACGAAACGGCAGACTTCAGGACTTTTTGGTAGAAAAAATTAACGCAAACGTGGAGCGAGCCTGCAAAGGAATAGAAGATGCCTCTGTTAGCGAAGTTCTTCTCGACGCACAATTACAGTTGTTTGACAAAATAACAACCAGTGAAATAGACACGGCCTTAATTCTTTCAGCGAGAGAGAAGATTGAAAAAGAACCAAATTACAGTTTTGTAGCAGCGAGACTATTGTTAAATACTGTATACAAAGAAGTATTCAAAGAAGGAGTAGACTCAGACACATTTAAACTGCAATACAGGAAAAGCTTCATACAAAATATAAAAAAATTAGTAAAACTAGAAAAGCTTAATCCAAAAATGCTAGACTTTGATCTCGAAAAGCTATCAGAAGCAATAAAAATAAGAAGAGATGAAGATTTTAAATATTTAGGCATTCAGATTTTATCTGACAGGTATTTCATTAGGCATGACGATAAAATAATGGAAGCTCCGCAATGTTTCTGGATGAGGGTTGCTATGGGATTATCAATCAATGAAAAAAACAAAGAAGAATGGGCGATTAAGTTTTATGATCTGTTCAGCCAGTTCTTGTATACATCCTCTACCCCAACTTTATTTAATAGCGGAACAACTCATTCTCAATTAAGCTCTTGCTACCTAAACACTTTTGACGATAGTATTGATGGAATTTTTGATGGAGCATGGCAGGAAGCCCGGAAAAGCAAGTACGCTGGAGGCCTTGGTTTTGACGTAACCCCGTTTAGGTCTGCAGGCTCGCCCATTAAAGGCACAAATGGAATATCTGGAGGCTTAATTCCTTGGTTAAAAATTTACAATGATTTACTAGTAGCTGTCAATCAGGGAGGCAAGCGACCAGGGGCAGGATGCGCATACCTAGAGCCCTGGCATTTAGATTTTGAAGATTTTTTAAATCTTCGCAGGAATACAGGAGACGACAGGTTAAGATGTCACGACATGAATACCGCCTCGTGGATTCCAGATGAATTCATGAGAAGGGTTCAGAATGAAGATGTTTGGTATTTTTTTGACCCAAAAGAAGCTGATTTACACGATTGCTTTGGCACTGAGTTCGACAGAAAGTACAACAAACTTTGTGACCAAGCAGAAAAAGGTTTAATTAAAAATTACCGAGTTACTCCCGCAAAAGAGCTTTGGAAAAAAATGCTCAAAGTTTTGTTTGAAACCTCTCACCCATGGAGTACATTTAAGGATCCGTGCAATATGAGATACACAAACCAGCATGAAGGAGTAGTTCATAGTAGTAATTTGTGCACAGAAATCACACTTCACACAAAAGCTTCAAAGTACGACAAAGGGTATAAAACAGAAATTGGAGAAACAGCCGTGTGCAACCTTGGCTCTGTAAATCTGCTAAATCATATTAACGAAGACGAAACAAATATTGATTACATAAAGCTGGAAAAAACCATTCACACAGCAATCAGAGCTTTAGATAATGTCGTAGACCTTAACTTTTACCCAACAAAAGAGGCAGAAAATAGCAATTTAAGACATCGTCCTATTGGGTTAGGTATGATGGCTCTTCACGATGTACTTCACAAAGTTAATATAAACATAGATAGCGACGAAGCTGCAGAGTTTAATGATAAATTATTTGAGTTTTATTCTATGCATGCGATTTATGCTAGTTCTTTATTAGCTGAAGAGAGAGGTCAATATAAAACCTACGAAGGTTCGCTCTGGAGTCAAGGAGTATTTCCAATTGATTCTTATAACAACCTCATGGTTTATAGGGGCAAGCAAAAAGTTCCGAGTGAATCGGTTACGGGTAAACCTTTAACAGGAAAAGGTCAAACCCTTAAAGAGTGGCCAAAAGTGAGAATTCATGTAAATGAATTTGGGATGAGAAACTCAAATGTTATGGCTATCGCTCCTACAGCAACAATAGGTTATATTAATGGAGTCGAGCAAAGCATAGAGCCTAATTTCTCCGTACTGTTTGTTTACGAGAATAAGAGTGGTAATTTTTATATTACCAATCAACATTTTATAAACGACATGAAAAAAGAAGGTTTATGGAATCCTATCAATGCAAAACTAGTCAAAGACTCCGATGGAGATTTATCTTCACTGAACGGAGAGATACCTGAGTGGATAAAACTAAAGTATAAAACAGCTTTCGATAGAGATATGTTCAAGTTGATAGATTGCAACTCAGTCAGGCAAAAATGGATTGACCAAGCTATAAGTTTTAATTTGTACAATAAAGGAACATCTTTGAAGTATTTAAATGATATATATATGGCCTGTTGGGAAGCCGGACTAAAAACGACTTACTACCTTAGAAATCGAGCTGCGTCAAAAGTTGAAAAATCAACAGGAGATTCGGGAAGCGAATCAGAAGCTTCTGCGTGCAGCATCGAAGCCTTAAAGAACGGAGGGTCTTGCGAGAGTTGTCAATAATTGATCCTTTTAGAGGTTGACTTCGATATATTACTATGATATACTATAATTATGGAAAATAAAACAGGAAAACTTTTAACCAAAAATATAGCGGGCGTAAATAGAATACTTCCGCATAAGCATAAATATGCTTGGGATTTATTTTTAAAAAGTTGCGCAAACAACTGGATGCCCACAGAAATCTCAATGCAAAACGACATCAAACAATGGAAAAACAATGAAATTACAGACGATGAAAAACTTCTTGTTAAACGCTGCCTTGGGTTTTTTGCTGGATCTGAGTCTCTGGTTGGTAATAATCTTTTGCTATCTGCCTTTCGCTACGTTACGGACGCTGAATGCCGTCAGTATATACTTAGGCAAGCTTTTGAAGAAAGCCTTCACAATCTTACGGTAGTTTACGTATGCGATAGCTTAGATTTAGATATTGAAGAAGTTTTTAACGCATACGAGACAATTCCGAGCATAAAAGCTAAAGATGACTTTTTAATGCAGATAACGAATGATATCGGCTCTCAGGACTTTGACGCAAACTCCGTAAAAGGAAAGCAAGAAATATTAAGAAATTTTTTAACATATTGGATAGTCTGCGAGGGAACTTTCTTTTTTAGCGGCTTCGCAATGCTTCTTGCCCTAGGAAGACAAAATAAGCTTCAAGGAATCTCTGATCAAATAAAGTATACATTAAGGGACGAAAGCTCTCATATTGCATTCGGAACCTACTTAATTAATACTATTATAGATCAGGAGCCAGGGATATGGACAAAAAAAATGCAAAACGAGTTCGTTGAGCATATGAAAAAAGCTGTAGAACTAGAAATAGCTTACGCTCACGACGTTTTGCCGACTGGCATATTAGGGCTTAATGCGGAAATGTTTGTGGATTACATGCATTATATAGGCAATAGAAGACTTGAAGCTATAGGATTAGATTACAGGTTTCCAAGCGATAAAAACCCGTTTCCCTGGTTGGGTGAAGTGGTAGATGTTCAAGCGATGGGAAACTTCTTTGAAAGAAGAGTTAGAGAATATCAACAAAGCGGCTCCCTCGAAGACGACTTTTGAGCCTCAATGAAGTCAGACCTTAAAAAATTAAATGAATTAAGCCGAAGAGAGTTTGCGGCTAGTGCAGCGAAAGCTTGTCTTGGAGTAGGTCTTCTACCAATGGTTGGCGGGTATATCCACCAAGAAGCTGCCGGGCTAGAAACCGGGACTCGCGTCGCTTCTGCTCGTTACGTAATCTACCTAAATATGACGGGAGCAATGTCACACCTAGACACTTTTGGAACTAATCCTGGCGCGCCTGAAATACAAGGTCCAACAAGGTCAATATCTACTTCTGCAGATGGAATTATTCTCTCGGAGAATCTTCCGTTAACAGCAAAGCTCATGCATAACGCTTCAGTAATAAAAACCATGATGTCCAGTCAAGGAGCTCACGAGCAAGCTAGCTATTTAATGCACACAAGCTATCTTAAAAGGGGAACGATCGCTCACCCAACTTTCGGAAGCTGGGTATCTAAGCTTTCCGGGAATATTAATAGCACGATTCCATCTAATGTCCAAATTGGAGCTAACCCCGCCGGAGCGGGCTTTCTTGAATCAAAGTATGGACCTTTACCTATTGGTAATCCATCTGCAGGACTTGCAAATAGTAAAATTGCAAGCTATCTAGATCAATCTAGGTTCGGAGGAAGGCTTGCTTTAGCCCAGAAAATGAATGCATCATACTTAAGTCAATACAACCAGAAACAGGTCAGGGCTTATTCAGATTTGTATCAAGACGCAATAAAACTAATGAAAAGTGAAGACCTTAAGGCTTTCGATATAGGATTGGAGCCAGATTCCATGCATGAGCTTTATGGAAAAACAAATTTTGGACAAGGCTGCTTACTCGCCAGGAGGTTGATCGAGAACCAGGTTCGTTATGTAGAGGTAAGTAGAGGAGGGTGGGACACTCACGACAATAATTTTGAAGTTGTTTCTGATAATTGTGCAGATATGGATAAAGCTCTCAGCGCATTGCTTATCGACTTAGAAATGAGGGGGCTACTAAAAGAAACAATGGTAGTTCTTACTTCGGAATTTGGAAGAACTCCAAAAATCAATCCTCGCAATGGAAGAGATCACTGGCCGTACGGATTCACAGCTTTTCTTGCTGGGGGAGGGGTAAAAGGGGGCTTCTCTTATGGAGAAATGGACGAATTAGGAAGAAACCCTAAAGAAGGCAAATTCATCGACCCCGCTTCTTTAAACGCAACGATAGCCTATGCGATGGGACTCCCTTTAGAGCAAATACAAACATCTCCGTCGGGAAGACCGTTTAAAGTAGCTCATGACGGAACCCCACTGCTAGACATACTTAATTAATTGCGGTTAAAGGCTCTCTCGACAGAGAAATTTGCCTTGACAAGTCTCACTTTTTTTGCTAAAATAGTAAGCATGATACCATTATTCAAAAGTCATTTTTCTATAGGAAAAAGCATCTTAACCCTAGACAGTCCAGACAAAGATAAAGAGGGTGGAAGCGACAGCATCTTCTCTATAACCAAAGAAAATTCTCTAAAAGAAGTTGTTCTAGTAGAAGACTCCTTAACAGGGTTTCTGCAGGCTAAAAAAAATGCGGAGAATTTAAGCTTAAAGCTAATCTTTGGATTAAGAATAGACATGAGAGAAGATGCATCAATAGACCCAAAGGAAGAGTCGGTCAAGACTGTTCATAAAATTATCATCTTCGCAAAAACTTCAAAAGGGTGCAAGCTGCTAAACGCAATTTCAAGTGAAGCATTTACGAAAAATCACAAATGCGTAGACGATAAAATTTTAAAAAAACACTGGAGCAATAAAGACTTGCTATTAGCTATACCTTTTTACGATAGCTTTATATTTAACAACTTAATGAAATTTTCAAGCTGTACTCCAAATTTTTCTTTCTGCGAGCCAACTTTCTTCATTGAAGACAATGGTCTGCCTTTCGATGATTTTATATCTAAAAAAGTAAGAGAGTATGCCTATAAGAAAAAAATAAAAACAGAACTGACAAAAAGCATTTATTACAAAAATAGATCAGACTCAGCCGCCCTCCAGACATACAAGTGCATAACAGGCAGAACTTTCGGAAACAAAACATTATCAAAACCAAACTTAGACCACTTTGGAAGCAGTGAATTTTGCTTTCAAAGCTGGAAAGAATCAAAATGAAAGAATCACTACTTAGATTTCAAAAAAATAAAAAATACTTATTATTTGATTACGAGACATGCAATCTCAATCTCGTTTCTCACAATAAGCCTTGGCAACTAGCCTTCTTAGTTATAGAGGACAATAAAGTTGTAGAGTCAAAAGATTATTGGCTAAAATGGGACGAGCTTAACGTCTCTCCAGAAGCAGCAAAAATCACGGGGTTCACAAAAGCAAAGTACAGCAAAAAAGCTTCTTGCCCAAAAAAAGCCTTGGATCACTTAGAGAAATATTTGTATGATGACTCATACTTGAAAATCGGCCACAACTTGCTTGGCTTTGATGTCTACATGCACAACATTCACAGAAAGCTTATTAATCCAAAATTAAAGCCCGACTTTAGTTATACAGAAAACCTAGTAGATACTTTGTGTTTAGCAAAAGCCTTAAAGAAAAGAATAAGGTTTGATAAAGACGATGATTTTTTAGCTTGGCAATATAGATTAAATCACTTAATAGAAAGAGGATTGTCCTGCAATTTAAAACAGTGCTGCAAGGATTTTGATATAGATTTTGACGAAAGTAAGCTGCATGACGCACTTTACGACATAAAAGTCAACTTCGAAGTTTTTAAAAAAATGATATGGGAGATAGAAGTATAATGAATTTTACAGAGAAATTTTCACACTATGAAGACTGTACTCCTCCTGGAGTCAGACTACCAAATATTAAGATCGAAAAAAAGTACTATAAAATGCTGGACGCAAGCCCAGACATATCAAACTTCGACTTCTTAAGGAAACTCTGTCACAAGGGCGTATATGACCGAGGAATCGACTCACTAGAGAACAAGCAGGATTACTTTGAGAGAGCAAAACAAGAGCTAAGTATCCTGGAAGAGCTTGGTTTTATAGATTATATTCTTTTAAACTGGGACATATTAAATTATTGTCACGAAAATGACATTCCAACAGGCCCAGGAAGAGGGAGTGCTGCGGGCTCTCTGGTTTTGTATTTAATTGGAGTTACAAATGTTGACCCCGTAAAATATAATCTATTCTTCGAGAGGTTTGTCTCTAAGAGCAGGGCGAGAAAAATAAATAAAGATGGAATTACATATCTAGACGGAAGCCTTTTGGCAGACGTAGATAATGATATCGCCTATGAGCGCCGAGCCGAGGTTATAAACTACATAGAACAAAAGCATCCAGGGAGAACAGCTAAAATTTTAACCTTAAATACCTTAAGTGGTAAATTATGCATAAAAGAATGCGGTAAAATCGTGGGAGAATTCTCAGAACAAGAAGTTAACGAAATAAGCAATACTATTCCTAAGAAATTTGGAGTCGTGGTTCCGCTAAAATCAGCCCTAGAAGAAAGTGAAAAATTTGTTGACTGGTCTTCAAGCAACGCGGAAGTTTTCAACATAGCCTTGAAGCTCGAAGGTTTAAATAAAAACACTGGAGTTCATCCAAGCGGAATAGCGATTTGTTTTGATAAAATTACAGACATATGCCCAATCCAAACTTCCAATGATGGAGCTTTAGTTACTGGCTACGATATGAATTGGGTTTCAGAGCTAATGGTTAAGTTTGATATTCTTGGCTTAAGAACATTGAGTGTTATTTATGATGTGTGCAAGAGTTTAAATATTAATTGCTCAGATATAGATTTAAGTGACGAAAAAATATATGAGCCGCTTCAATCCCTGACCGCGCCACACGGATTATTTCAGTTGGAATCTGATACAAACTTTAGGGTTTGCAAAAAAGTAAAACCAAGAAACCTTGAGGAGTTAAGTGCTGTAGTTGCAATAGGAAGGCCTGGAGCTCTTGACTTTCTTGGGGATTATTCAACTTACCGAGACACAGGAGAGGCTCAAGTAATTCATGAGTTTTTCACAGATATTCTGGAATACACAGGAGGAATACCGCTATATCAAGAACAATTAATGCAAATGGCAGTTAAAGTTGGATTTACTCTTGATGAATCTGAGCAATTAAGGAGAATTGTTGGAAAAAAGAAAATAGACCAAATGCCTGAATGGAAAGCTAAAATTGAAGACAAAGTTAAAGAAAAAGATTTGCCGAAAGAAGTTGGGGACATACTGTGGAGAGTTGCAGAAGATAGCGCAAATTACTCTTTCAATAAGTCTCACTCAATCAGCTATTCGGTTTTGGCTGCATGGACGACACACTTAAAGTTCAAGCATCCCCAGCAATTCTTTCTTTCTCTATTAAAGATGACAAAATATGAACCCGCGCCTCAAGAAGAAATATCTAAAGTTTCTAAAGAACTTTCTAGGTTTGGTGTGAAATTATTATCACCGGACCTCGCAAAATCTGGAATGGATTTTTCCATAGAGGGGAAAAATATAAGATTTGGGCTTAACAGCATAAAAGGGGTTAGTGAAAAGTCTCTAAAATCTCTTAAAGATTTTAGGTCAAGCGATACCCCAACGAAGTATGATATATTCCTAGCTGCAAAACAGGCAGGTCTAAATATTGGAGTGTTAAGTGCATTAATTCAAGCGGGAGCACTTGAAAGTAAAGGTTCAAACAGATCGCTTATGGTGCTAGAAGCCCAGGCGTTCAATCAATTGACAGATCGAGAGAAAAGAAACTTTATTTTGCTTGGAGAAAAATATAAATTCAAACTCTTAAATTGTATAGCTGATGCAAAAAAAGGCGAATTAGTAGGAGACGACGGAAAACCCTTAATGAAGGAATCGAGATTTCAAACCTTTAAGAAAAAGTATGATGTATACAAATCAATTTATGATAAAAATAAAGAATACGAAGACTTTGCCAACTGGTATTTTGAAACAGAGCTTCTCGGCTACAGTCATAGCTCTAATCTAAAAAGTTGCTTCGTGGACAGTTATAACTCTTTAAAAGATTCTAGAGACTTAAGGGCTATGGACTCAGATGAAAAAGGAAAATTCATAGGCGTCGTAGAAGATTGCATAAAAAGAACCTCAAGAAACGGAAATAAATACATGAAGCTTTCAATAGCGGATGAGTTTGGAAGATACGACGCAATGCTTTTAAATTCAAGAAGAGGGAATTTTTATGACAGATATTTTGATTCAAAAAATAAAACCCCGCTTAAAAAGAGCATAGTTGTAGCCTTTGGAAGGAAAGGAGAAGATATAGTCTTCCTTGATTCGTTAAATATAATGAATGAAAAGATATATATGAAAATGTCGGACGTTAAATAATTTAGAGTGTAAATCAATGAAGATGACGCCAAAACCAAACTTTACGCCGCGAGCACAGCAGGCAATCAATGAAGCTAAAAAAGTTGCCCAAAAGTACGGAAATGAGTATGTGACCCTAGATCATTTATTTTTCGGAATGGTAAGCCTGAACGCTGGAATCCTTAGCGAGATACTATTTTTATTACAAATTGATGACGAAAAACTAAAAGAAAAAATAGAAAAATCTCTGTATATTGTTTCAGAAAACGAAAGCATTCAGTCCTTTTCTCCGGAGGATGTAGACTCAGTGTATGACGAACACTTTCACTTAGTGCTAAAAGTATCAGCTTCTATAGCCGAAAAATTAGGACATGAATATGTCGGAATAGAGCATATATTACTAGCTTTATTAAAGTACGAAGAATCTAATATACCCGAATACTTTGAATCATTTAACGCTTCAGAAAATGATATAATATCTCAAGTAAGAGAATATCTTCATATATCAAAAGACTCTACCGCAGAAAGACACAAAAAAACAAGGCCCATAAAAACCAAAATACCCCCAAAAGAACCAAAAATTCAAAACCTAGAAAAATTTGCAACAAACTTAAACGCAATGGCCTTGCAGGGAAAGTTCGATAGTATTATAGGAAAAGACTCTGAGATATATGACGTATGTGAAATACTTTGCAGGAGAACAAAAAATAATCCCGTACTCTTAGGAGAGCCTGGGGTAGGAAAAACAGCTATAGTTGAAGGGCTAGCGCAGAATATAACGAAAGGAGAATGTTCTGATTTTCTTATTAGCAAAATTATATATTCCCTGGACCTAGGATCCCTTATAGCTGGAACCAAATACAGAGGGCAGTTTGAAGAAAGGTTGAAATTAATTATTGAAGAAGTGAGAAAAAATAAAGATATTATTCTTTTTGTTGATGAAATTCATACCTTAGTTGGGGCAGGAAGTGCAGAAGGAAGTATGGATGCCGCGAATTTACTAAAGCCTTTGCTCGCAAGAGGAGAAATAAAGTGCATAGGGGCCACTACGCAAGATGAATACAAGAAATCAATATTAAAAGATGGAGCTCTAGACAGAAGGTTTCAAGCTGTAAAGGTCATCGAGCCAACAAAAGAAGAAGCTAGGGAAATAATAAAAGGGATCAAGCATAAATACGAAGAATTTCATAGCATTCATTACCCAGAAGAAGTGTTAGATTTAGTGATAGACTTGACCTCTAGATATGTACTCGACAAACAATTCCCAGATAAAGCAATAGATATACTTGATCAAGCTGGATCAAAAGTTAAAATAAAAAACATTGAAAGACCTCAGGCCGCAAAAGATATTGAACAGAGGCTAGAAGACCTAGCCTTAAAAGAATCAAGCTTAAGTTCTGAAGATTTTAGCTCTCACTACTCGATACTGCAAGACGAACAGCTTGACTTGCTAGAAAAGTATGACGAGATTATATCCAAATGGGCGAAAAAAACAATGAAGTATAAAATATCTGTAAAGAAAAAAGATATATATGAGGTAGTATCCTCTCGAACCGGAGTCCCTATTTCAGATATCTCAAAGAAAGATTCAGAAAAAATGCTCGGGCTATTCAGTAAACTAAATAAAAAAATCGTAGGTCAGACAGAAGCGTTGCAAGAAATTTCAGAATGCATACTTAGATCCAAGTCAGGACTTCAGGACAGCAACAAGCCAGTAGGAAGCTTTCTTCTTGTCGGAGCTAGCGGGACCGGAAAAACTTACACCGCAAAGTGTATAGCTGAGTTTATATACGGAGATAAAAACAAGCTTATACAAATAGATATGAGTGAATTTTCTGAAAAAATATCTGCAAGCAGGTTGATTGGGGCTTCCCCTGGCTATGTCGGTTACGAAGAAGGAGGAGAGTTGACAGAGAAAGTCAGAAGAAATCCTTACAGCGTTGTTCTATTTGACGAAGTCGAAAAGGCCCACCCAGAAGTTTTAAACATATTACTGCAAATTTTAGAAGAAGGATCGGTAACAGATAATTCGGGAAGAAAAATTAACTTCGCTAATTGCACAATTATATTAACAGGTAATATTGGTAGTGAAAAAGTTGCAAAACCATACATCGGATTTGGGGAAAAATCGAGCCCCACGAAAGACATGGAAAAGCTTAAAGAAGAACTAAAGACTTTCTTTAGACCTGAATTCCTAAATAGATTAAACGAAATAATTTTATTTAAAAACTTCTCTACAAAGGATATTCAAGATATAACAAAAATAGAAATCAATCACTTATCAAGTAAACTTTCTTGCAAGAAAATAAAGCTTTCTATTACCCCTAAGGTATGCAAGCTTATAGCAGAGAAAGCTGAAGAAGAAAAAATGGGAGCAAGACCAATAAAAAGATTAATTCAGAAGAATATAGAAAATAAACTATCTAAACTAATTTTAAGTAAAGAATTAAAAGAAAATCAAGAAATAAAATTTTCAGTCTTGAAAGATTCTATTGTATATAATATTACGGAAGGATTGGCTTAACAGGGTCAGGCAGCTCTGGTTCTTTAACCTCCATGGGGTCTTTAAATTTTTCTCCTGGATTCTGTTGGTCAGCGGAGTCTTTTTGATTGTCGTTATAAATTGACATGCAAGCTCCAAAGCGATCAGACTGAACAGGGTACCTTTTTTTCATGTTGGCATCAAGTATACAGCGAGTAACAAATTGATCCCCTCCTTCTTGAGCTACAGGAACTGGAAACCTTTTGTCTTGATTAGATAAGAAATTATTCTTTTCGCTCTCAGGAGTTTCTTCTTTTTTATTGGGAAATATTTCCTCGTATTCAATAAATCTCATAGCTTCGTCAATTAATTCGTAAGCTTGAGTTATATTTTTCTTGACCCAATCGTCGAGAGAAGGCTTTTCCTTTAAAGACTCATACATGATTCTTGCTTTTTTCCAAATATGAAATAATTCGGATTTCACTTTTTTAGTGTCATTTTCAGATAATTCGCTCATAATTACATTTACACCTATTAATTAGAATATTCGTCAAGACTTGATCCTTGATTAGTTGAAGGAGAGTCCTTGCCTACTACCTGACTTGGCTTGGCGCCATACAAGTTATATGCATAAACAAGGTCTTTGATTCTTTCTTGAGATTTAGCATATGCGTCAAGATACGATTTAGCAGTAACATTTTTATTGGTTCTTTGAATCATAGAGTCTCCCTCTCGGATTACCTGAAAGTCAGAATCTCCATTGCTGCCATCTATTCCCCTAAGAACTCTCCTGTGGGCCTTCCTGTTATATTCAGAGATATACATCTCTTTAAGTATTGACTGTTCCTCCAGATTTAAACCTGCAGGGCTTTCTCCGCTAAAGCAAGTAAATATTAAGTTGTTTAGCTCGCCCAAATGGCCTTCTAACCAACCAGATATTAAACCTACTTCTGAGTTTCGAACTTCTCCATGAGAATGAAATCCAATCTCTTGGTCGTAGATATTTACAGCCAATTTTCCTAGGTTTGTATCTGGGAACAGATCGTGTGCCATTTTAATTATTCAAGAAATCTATAACCTTTGAATGCTTTGGATTAGAAGGGTCAAGCTTAACTGGTTCTCCCATAACTTGAACACTACCTTTTCCGTGAAGACTAGAATCAAATGCTCTTTTTATTTTATTTTTTAATACCGTTTTATTTCCAGAAGGGAAAACTCCAACTTTCACAGCAAAGGATTGAAGATCTGTAAGATTCATGTCTTGCAACATGTCAGCGAATACGCGTTTATCATTTGTCTTGAATGGATTGATCTTTGCAATCCCTAAAATGTCCTCAAGTTCGCGTGCCTTAGCGACTTGATCTTCATAGCTTTTACCATTTGTTTGTTGAAGATTGTCAAGTTTACTTTTCTTTTCTGTAGAAGTTTTTTTCGAAGAAGTAGACCTGCTCGATTTTGTTTTTTTGTTTGCCATAATTTATACCTTTTCCTTATAGGGTTATACACTAATATATAGTAAATTGATAAAATAAAAAATCCACCCCAGTTTCCTGAGGTGGACATTTTATAAAACGTTAATTTGTTTAAATTAAACGATAAGACCAAGTAACACACGGTCATCGATGATCATTCGGCCTTCTTCAATAGAGCCATAATAACCAATCTTTGATTGACGTGTTACAAATTGATCGTCGGACACAAGACTAAACTCATCTCCGGACTCGGAATCGGTAGCGACTGCACGAATCATTGATTCACGACTAAGGTCGACACCAACAAGAATTTGTTCTTTGTCTGTACCTCCGTCAAACACTTTTGGAGTAGATCCTCCGCTAGCGTAGTGATCGGCATAGGCCGTGGTGTCTGCAGCGACGTCAAATACGTCGTTCCATTTTTGGCCAGCGCCCATTTCGTTATATTCCTGAATGGATACGCCATAGAACTCAGGAATGCCAGCGCTATTAAAAATAGCGTCGCGCATACTGTCTGTTCCTGCAATGCCATCTCCGGCAGTAGGTACGCCACCAGCGCCTCCACGACTATTAATCGGATTGTAAGCCAACCCACGAATTTCTTCTACAATTTCAGGAGAAACGAGAAGGTCTGTGATTCCACGTCCACGACGCTCAGCAGGAGTTCCTCCGGTCCAAGAAGTATTAATTCTTTTCGCTTTGGTGAACAACTTGTTAAGGTCGGAAAGTAAGAACCGTCCTGATTGAGCAGAACGCATAACGTGTTTTTCGCTATTTGTTGTGGCGTTAGCCAATGCAGTCATGATCATGCTGGCAGAAGTTTTCTCTTGTTTGAGGAGAATTTCTTGAGCCATGCGTGTGAATGTCTTGCTGACTACATCAAGTCTAGAACGAGAAGCATAACGCTTGTCGAAACTCAATGCACTATCGAGAGTATAAGTTGTGAACTTAAGCTCGCTTTGTGATGGAGCGACTTGGTTAGTAGGAAGTCCACCAGGAACTGATTGACTCCAAACTTGAATGTAATCTTCGTCAGTCATATCGTGATAAAGATCCAATGGAATACTTGGACTCTCTTCGCTGTTAAACTGAAGACTAGTAAACATGTTACTTACAGTAGGAGCTGTGTTAACAACTTCTGCTAAAACTGGGCCAATAAATTCAGCCAATGCAGTTTGAGCTTCGTAAGCCACGTCTCTATTCTTTGAAGCCATAGCTTTAATAAGCTCGACTTGCTCGGGTGTTCTATCTAAAGTAATTTTCATTTTTTTAAATTTCCTTTCTTAGAAGCTGACTCTGCAGAGATATTTCTTAGCTGTAGTATCGCTTTCTTTTCCGATTGCGATAACAGATCCAACTACTGCACCAGTAGTCTTCGTAGCAAGCTTTCCTCCGGTTGCGACTTGAAGTTCATCTCCAAGTGCGACAGTGCCACTTATAGCTCCTGCAGCGAGAAGAACGAGGCCCTTTGTCAAAACAGGAACTGTTTGACCAGGAAGAACTCCTTGAGCTTCATCAAGTTTTTGTTTGTAATAGAGCATTTTCTCTCCATTCTCGTCGAAAGCCAAGGTTTCACGTAATGTGATTCCAAGTCCACGACTGCCAGCAGCAGCAGGAGCAACGGTCATACCTGTGTTAGCGGGGTATCCGTTGAATCCAATATGCGCTCCGCTAAAACTAGCACCTAAATATCCTCGGAGGACATCGCTAGTTCCAGCACGCAATTCGGAAACCTCACCAGGTAGAGCTCCCGCACTTACAGAAACGACAACGCCTGCATCGAAATCTCCTGATCCATTAGAAACCATTCCAGCCAATGTTGCAGCTGTTGCGGATGATAAATCAAGAGAAAACAAATTAACAACATCGTGTTCACTGTAGTCTCGGTATGGTAGTATTCTTTTTGCCATAATTTTTTTCTTCTATTTTTTAGTATGAAATTTTAACAGATTCTTTAAAAGTTTTTGCGAATCTATCTTTAAGGGAAACTTGGTCGGAAGAGCTTTCGTTGTTATTAACAACCGCAGCCTCTTCAACTTCAAGAGAGTCAAGAACTTCAGAAACTTCGTCTGAACTTTCTTCTTGAGCTTCTGATGCTTGAGAAACCTCAACTTGTGTCTCTTCTTTTGTTGCGGCCTCGACGGTTTCGAGTCGTTTTGCAACTTCTGAAGCTACTCGATCCTCAAATGCTTTTTGCTCAGCAGCAATGAAATCTTTATTTTTGTGTTTCCAAACCTTGGCTAGTTTTTCTTGGTATCCAGCGAAACTCTCTTCAGTTTCGTCGAGACTAGAAAGCTCAGACGCCACAATTTTGGAATCTTCTTCATCAAGCTCATAAACTTCGTTCAAGAGCTCCATGCGTGAATTAAATCTAACCTCAGCTTCGCGAGCTGCATTTTCTTCTTCAAGAGAAGTCAACTTTTCTTTTGTTGACTGTAGCTGTTGTTCAACTTCGCCCATTTTCTCTTGAAGAGAATTTTGAGCCAGAACAGCTTCTTCTTTTTCAGCTTTAGCTTTTTCGAGATCGGCGACATATTGTTCGCCTTTCTCTCGGATAGCTTCGATAAAAACTTTGGAGATGCTTGCGACACTCTCTTCAGAAAAATCTTGGCTGCCAAGCTTTTCGTCTAAAGCTGCTCGGAATTCATTTATAATTTGATCTTTATCCATAATAGTATTATTAGGTTCTTTGTTTAGTACATTTTCTTTGGGTGAATGGGAAGTTTTTTTACTTCTTGTAATTAATTGGTCGATCGGCTTATTACTGCTAGACACTTCAGGAGTCGGACTTCCTTGGTCTGCAATAAGACCTTTTACATCTGCAGCGGGGTTAGAAGTAAAGCCTATACCCAAGGGGTAAATTTCTCCTACAATAAGTCGGTTAACTTTTCTTCCATCTTTTAAAAGTCCTTTTCCTCCTAAAGATTTTAAATAAGGAGAATAAGCTTCAACTTCTTGAGGGTCGGAGATAATTGTCGAATCGCACAAATCATCACCTCCTACAGAAATAACGTAATCATTAAAACCTACCTCCCAGCTAGCAGAAACAGTTGAGTAGTAATCGCTGTCTTTATCAGTAGAACTTAAAACAAGGTCGGAGAATTCTTTGCTTGCTGTTTTATAAACTACAGCTGCGAGTGCAATATTGTAAGCGTTCTCTTCAATCAAAGCTTCATCCTCACTCATTAAAGAGGAGGAATCATCATACTTCGAAAAGCCTGCGGAAACAATATGACCAACAATCTTATCTCGATCATGCTCTATATTAGTGGGCTTATGAATAAAAAAATCTTTAATTTTTACCGCCGCTTCACTATCTATACCATCTCCATTTTTATTAAATTTATTTACCACTGCAGCATTAAAGGCAACCCCAAGAAGGTCAATATTTTTTTCCAAGTTTATATCTTGAGGAATTAAAGGCCTAAGAGATTCTAATGAAGCTTTACTGATTGAGGACTTCTCTATGTCGCTTGAAGCGAAAACTACATTATCAAAAGTTGCGGTGTATTTATATTTTTTAGACATATACAAAAATCTTACACTTAGTTTATAAACATGGGAGTAAAAGTATAATTCACGTTATTAACTTTAGAGTTCATTATATCATAGTAAAGTTTAATCATCCAATTGCCAAGTATTAATGCAGAATAACTATCTTTTCTTGCTTTTTCTGGGCCGGTTTGGCGCTTTAAACTAGGAGGAAGATCAAACGTTTGAGTTCCTCCTGCAGAAGTAGATATCTGAATTAAAGAACATTGAGTTTTAATAAGATTCATCATATCAAATTGATGCTCAACAAAGTCAATCATTTTCGCTGCATTTGTTTGGCGCTCTAAACTTTGAGATGTTCTTAAAAATTTTAAATCCTGAATTGGTATTTTTTTATTTCTTTGTTCGTTATAAGCATCATCAATTGCTCTTGCTCCAAAGAATATTCGATGATGATCAAAGTTGGCCTGAAGCAACTCGTTCGCCAACCTAATCCACTGACTAGTAGGTTTACGCAAATAACAAATCGTTTTATCTTCTAAATTATATTCTTTTTTTCCTTCTATTATTTTTTCTTGATAATGTTCTAGGTCATCAAAGTTAGTATTTAAGCATTTTATATTCATTTTATTTTTCTTGAACAAACTACTTTCATTACAAGCATTAATAAACTGCACTCCTCCATTATAATCTCCAACAATAGATACAATATTAAAATGAGTAAGTAAATAATAAAAATAAAAAATATGTTGTTTTAAATTTGTGCCACTTAAAGCGTAGCTATGCACAACGGTACCGATTTTCTTTTCGTCGTTGAGCTTGAGCACCATCATAGCAAAGTCATCACTGCTTTCACTTTCTGCCCAGCTCGGATCAAAAGCCAAAATATATTTTTGCCCAACCTCCCCGCGCACCTCAATAGTTGGAGTCTCTCCGTCTTTCAAAGTGCACGAAGCCATCTTGGAAGTCTTAAAATATCCACTACTGTCGTCAGTAAAAATCGAACCAAATTCTCTATCAAATTGACTTTGACTCATTGTTGATTTCGCTTGATCCAAAAGATTTTGGTCGTACAACTGCTTTGGTGCGCAGTCATAACTAAACTGCATGATAACCCTGTGCGCATCACTTTGTTTTGAGCTTCCTTGGCGAATCAAATCTTCAAATTGCTCGTAAGCTTTGTACATATATTCAAACTTGTAGCTCGCTGAAGAAAGAGCGATTAACTTATTGTTTCGCCAAACATGTCTTTCTCCTTCCTTCATCTTTCCTTGATCAATTAGATTTGTTTCAAGGTTAAACAAAGCTTCCCTTTGAGTTGGATTTTCCACTACACTCAAGAACGGTATTATAACTTCATTATAAATACGCTCGGGCATAAGGGCAAACTCGTCTATAATAATTCTATGAAAACGAAACCCTCGAAGCTTTTCTCCATCTCCAAGAGGTAAAGCTCGGATTCTGCTGCTGCCGATCTCCAGCAACCATTCATCGTTGCTTTTTGATTTATGCGTTATACATTGAGCTAGATATGTCGCTCCAGGCTTCGAGGCGATATCTTCAATTTTTTTGAATATCATCTTGGCTTGCCGAAAGGATTTTGAGAGTATTCCTATTTCGACTCCTTGATTCATTATAGCGTCTAAATATGCATATATAGCAGTAGTGAATGACTTACTCATACCTCGAGACCAGACCCCCATAAAATAATCTGTTTCAAACATAGCCTTGATAGCCATATGCTGAAAAGGAAAAAGCTGGACTCCGCTAACTAAATCTGCAGTAAATGTGATATTCTCCCTCAAGAACTTGTATAGTAAAATCTTAGCTTCCTTTTCTTCTATAAACCCTTTCATTTCTTCGAGTTTCTCGTTGAAGTTTTTTTCTTCAGCCCTAGATAATTGATTTCCTGTTTCCCAAGTCATTATATTAGTTCTCGATCAAGATAGTATTGAAGGTCTACATCCCAAAGTTGTTTTCCTAAAGTTAATATTTTAGGAATTAAATGTTCAGATTCTTCTCTGCTTCCCGTAAAAATGAATTGACAGCTACCTTTGAATTTATGCGCTAGAGTCCGCATGTTATGATAAATATACTTCATGTTTGACATATGCGGGGCCCATCGATTATTTTTTTCTATGCTGTTTATGCTTCCTTCAGTTACCACGAATAAATAACTATCAAAGTCTTTCGTACGTTGAAGTTCGTACTCGAATCTATTTAAATTATTTTTACTCAATGTAGATTTAAAATCTTGCTCGCTTTTTCTGTCCGCATAAGTATAATCATAATGCTCTTTACCTACAGCATAATCTCCGAAATCTAACTTAAGGAATTCTGAATTAGGGAACTCTAAAGGTTGCTGCTCTCTTGTGTCTATAAAAATTTTGACCGAATCATCAACCTTTCTTTCCCATTTTTTTGGTAATCGAGATCCAAACATTGGAAGAACTCCTGCAGCCTTACAAGCCTCGGTATAAGAGCCAAAATGTTTTTGGTACAGTTCTATGGTGGGCATTTCATTTACCTCTAGTTCTATATGAGAAGGCCCGAACTTTAAATCTTTATTTTCAACCCTATGCTTGAGCATTTTTAATATATATTCCCTAACAGTTTCATCTGATTGCGCGTCACACCATTTTAATAGCTGATTCCTGTTTGAAAAATCTCGCCCAAAGTATTGTTCTTTGTTTTTAAATGGCAACAAATCTCCTGTATATAGATTATGACGCGGATAGTACTTTATGTAATATTCTGCGAGAGTAACCTTGTGAGACCTCAAGTGCATATGAAGTTTTTTTTCGCTTTCAAATTCCAGCGAACATATCTTGCAAACATTAAATGACATCTTCTTTAGAAATTCCCAAAACCCTAGCTTTCCAGTCAGGCATCGATTCGAGCCTTCCAGCTTCTTCTTTTGCCGCCTCTCTTTGCAATCTCGCGATTTTTATCATAACCTCTCGTTCTTCTTCTTCCTGAAATAGTTGAACAAGCGACAACAAGCTTGCATTTTGCTGGTGCTTACTGGATATTCTTTTTGATCGGTCTCCCTGAAGTTTTTGAATCAATGACTCCATTCTTTTTTCGCACTGATTGTATTCTTCGCTTTTAGTTTTAAGCAATTCTGCTAATCTTACAGTTAAATCCTGCTGGTCTTCCGCTTCATCGAACATTCTATTTAACTTGTTAATTGCGCTTTGAATGTTTTTTAAATGAATGTAATCCATACACACATTGATATATAAATTGATTTCGTCGCTTGTCAAATCAGGTTTATCCCAGGTAGCCCTAACAAACTCCGCCTCAAATAAGTCTCTGTCCGCCTGACTATCGTAAGTGTTGATTACCTGAATAAATCTAGGAGACGCTAAAAAACCACCCAAGGATTCGATACCTTTTCTCTCTGACATGGTGAGTTTTTCTTCGTTTATACTTGTTTGGGCATAGTCATTTATCTTTTTTATTATTTTGCTAGAAGCCTTCGGAGGTGAGTATCTTTTATTTATTGCATCCTCAGATGCGGGAGTCTTTATTTCATCATTTTTATCAACGTATTCAAATACAGCTTGATATTCTTTTGAAGTATGTGTTACTCGGACCTCTGGGAAAAGAACTGCTGCGGCTTGAGCGCAGGTCATACCATCTGAGACAGATTGATCTACAAAGTCTTTTTGTTCCTGGGTTAATATAATATCATCCTTCGGGTAGATGTGTTTTGTTTCATACTCTATCTCGTTATTCAATAAAAATTTTCTAACGGCCCTGCCCTGTTTACTTCTTCCGTCAACTTTATCAGAGTCGGGAAAAGCTAACTTGGTTAATTCGGTTAAATCAGAGACTTCCTTTGCGTTAGACCTAATAACGTTTTTCTGTTCTTCGCTTAACTCCATGGAGGTACAGCCCTAACGGCGATAATGTCTTCTCTTTTCAAAATGTCTTGAGCTTTTTCTTTAAAAATTTTCTTTAAATTTTTTATCTGTTTGTATCCAGCTTTTCTTCCTTTTTCACTAGTTTTATATCCCATTTGTTCGGCCACCTCTTCTTCATCAATATTATCAATAAAAAGCAACTTGTAGACTTGAAACTGCTTGCTAGACAGCTCTTTCTCCATATGATTGTTTAATTTCTGTTGAGACTCAATTATATTGAAGTTATGATCTTGCATAGCGCCGACCTCATAAGAATGATTTTCAAGAGCGAGAGCCATTTTTATTCCGTAAGCAGGCTTTTTTGTTCTTTCCCATTTTGCATAAAGCGGGCAAGAAGAGTCCTGTAATCCGCTTTTTGTAAAACCACATAAAGAAGCTTCTCCTCCGTCTTTTGTGGCGCATGATTGATTAAAGGGGCAGTTTAAACATGGCCTGACAAAGTTGCTGTAATTATTTCGCAATATATTTTTCATTTGATTGGTAATAATCTTATTGATCCAAGGCTTCAATGATCTAGATTGGTCCCATTGATGCCATTTTTTGTGGATGTGAGCCTTTATAATTTGCTCAACATCTTCAAAGTCAAACCAAGCGAGAGAATCAAGGAACCATTTACCCTTTCTTTTTCTTACTTCTAAGTCGATTTCGTCCGACTTGTCCTCGTATTTAAATTCAGGCTTTTTTTGGTCGTCCACGTTTTTTTGGTTTTTTTGGAGCAACTTTTTCTGGGTCTAGATCTTCAAGTGGAATTAGATCTTTTAGGTTAAATTTATTTTTATCCTGTTCTACGCTGTACGATAGTTTAGATATTGCCGGAACCTCATATACATCGCTTCCATCTGGGTCGTAAGACTCGTCAAGCAACTCAGGAGATCTTCTAACCCTACGAGCGGGATTGGGCGTGAGAGTTTTTTTTGAAACGCTTGAGGTTGTTTTTGCTGCAGATAATATACTCAAACCCTGCCCACAGCCCCCACAAAATTTTGGAGCCTGGATAGAGTACATGTTCTTGAAGCCACAGTGAGGACAGTAAGAAAAAGCCATAATAATATATTATAGCTTAAAAAAAAATTATATCAAATAACCGCTTATTATTCTGCTTTGTTTTCTCGAGAACTCTTCTGCTTCCTCGCTCCACTTTCTATTTTCTTTTACATACTCAAAGCACAGAACTCCCAAGATTTTTCCGTTTAAAGTTTTTACTGGTCGCGCAAAAAAACTTTTCACGCCTTTTTGCTCCAGAAAAGACTTGAACCCGATATCATCATTGTACTCTTCTAGATTAGGGCATTTGAATGTTTTTTCTTGAGATACTGAATGCGTAAGTCCGTGAAAATTAGAAGTTCTTATATTTTGAAGAGTCTGACATTCGGAACTTATTCCTTCGCTAACAACCTCATAAGTGCAACTTAATTTTTGCTGACTTCTTCCGGAAAAATAATGCTCTCCATTATGAAACTCTAAAATATATACTCTATCTGCATCAGCTTCATCGAGAACATAATTTAAGGCAGAAATTACATTACTGTGGCAATTAGGGTCGTAAACAAATTGTTTACTTTTCTTTTCATCATATTTTATTTTTAACCACATACCGATAACCGCAGTTGCGGCAGAAACTACACCAGTAAGCACGCTTAATATATCTAGACCATTATTCATTTTTTAAAAATTAAAGAAAAGAGCGAAATAAAAAGAACTAAACCCATTATCATCCCAAACCATATCCACGGCCCAGTATGATCATAATTCTGAGGATCGCTCACTATAGATAGTACATTTGATTCGTCGCTAGGAGAATCTAATTGCGCAATTTCTTTTGGTTTCTGTATGATTTTTCTCGAACAGGAGAAAAAAAATAAAATTATCAGCCAACAAACCCTCATCTGCGCTTACTGGGAATCGCATAAAATCCAACAACCATGAAACATAAATCCATAAATGATGCAAGCATCAAGCCTCCTGTCATTTGAACTACTTCCCAATCTTTCGCCCCGAATATCCAACTAAAAAACCCCCATTTTGTTCCTTCTCCTTTAGGGACAATTAAATTGTATGTAATATGAGGATTCATTGCATAATAAATCATCAAGAAACACATGGTAAACGTGATGCTCATAAAAAGTATTCTTCGGCTAACCTTCACAAAAGGATCTTTAGCATTTTCCGACTGACTAGAAATTAAAGCTTCTAGCATCTTTTCGTCTCGCGCGGCTAAAGCTAGCTGATCTTGCCTCTTTTGCTCTAGCCATGCGTTTATTAGATTGCAGGCCAATTTTATTCCCGCTCCTATAATAGTATTCAATATTGGGCCCATATAAATATATACACAAAAATAATTTTACAAAAAAATAAATATGTGTAATATATAGTATATGTCACAAAAATCTATCCTGG